CCACTCGTAAATCGGCATTATTTGGCTACTCCATGAACCTTTTGGATATGATCTAGCAATAACTTGCTAACGCCTTGCTGACCGCCTAAATAATCGTAAGCGCTGATAAGCGAATAACCGCAATAACATGTGTGCATAGCCTTCGGTAGCACATTTGGATCATTACTCATCATCATCCTCACATTTCAAGCAATGAGATCGTGATAAGACATAAGCGCCACAACCCTTGCATTTAGATATATCAACATCGGTGTAAAAGTCTTTGCGGCCTTCGAACCCGGCGGCTTTGAGTAACTCCACCAGATCGCCAAGACGAAGCATTGCTACGTATTCCTCAGCGACCTCACCTTGTCCGTTGAGCCTAAAGCAAGCGAACCCCAATAAGCCGCTTTTGGCTGTCCTAGTTTCGATCTGGCGGAGTGTCCCCCTGATGTCGAGTGCTGAGCGAGCCTTGACCTCGCAGTCGAATGGGACATTGACTATGTCTCGCCCATTACCTCGACCAACTGAAGCGCCTTCCCAGGTGCGTTTCAGAAACTCTGCAACTACTCTCTCGGTTCGAAAACCTCGATGCTTACGGCTTTGACTCATTGACCGCATGACATTTCTTGCATGACCACGTGATGGCCTGACCTTGAATCCAGAACGCTAACTCTTCTCTAGGTACTGGCTCATTGCATAGATGGCAGATAATTCTTACTTGTAAAGCGTTAAGAAGTTCGTGATGCCTAGCCTTCTCAGCTAAAAAATCATCAGGTGGAAAGTTTTCCCATTGACCATCCATGTTTAAAAATTGCATGTGGCTCATTATCCGCGCCCTTTCTGCTTGACCCATTTACCGTTGTTGTCGATCTCTAACCAGATTGGTTCACACTTCTCCAAGAATCCGCCTGCTGGATTCTGACATGAAAATTGCGCCCACGGTTTATTGTTCTTCTTTGATACTCCATCGCGAAACTTCATAACTCCATGTTCGCAACTAGGAATATCATCATCGATCTTCGATCCGCCTAAAGTTTCTTGCACTAGAGCAACTGCTTCTGATGCGCTAGGTGTTGGCGATACTGCCTTAATTGTCCAGGGATCATCCTCGACCGGCATTGTTATCTTGTCTGCGAGTTTCTCAGCAAATGGCTTTAGCTGTGCTTGATTGACTTTTGCCATTTCTTCACGGCTAGGTCGTTTGCCTTTCGAAGCATAACCTGCGTTAGCCAATGCACGACCAATCGCACTTGTCTCGCAATTCTCAAGCGCCGAAGTAGAATTAACTCCTCGCGTACTGACGGTTTCCTCTGCATAGCCAGTTGTCCAAGCGTGTGCATCCACTTCAGTTCGATAGATAGCAGCCTGAACAATAAAGCGCTGCAAGGTATACTCAACGAGCGTAGTATAAATTCGACCATCTGGATGTTCCTTCCAAAACTTCGCTAGGCGTTCTTCAACGGTTTCATAATCTTCAAGATTAAACATATTTTTCATCCTTTTCAGTTATCAATTCGCAAGCTAGTGCGAGGTAAGCGCAGGCATCGATATAAGAGTCGATGTGATCTGCGGTCTCTTGGAGTCTTGCCAACTTAACTTCGACCATCGCCAAACATGCCTGGTGATCTGAGATTGGAATGTCCAGCATTTGTTGAAGTCGTAATGCGATTCGAGTCTGATTGACACGAGGATGACCGTAAACTCTTCCTCGGTCTCCAATGACATCAGTTGCTGATAATAAGACTTCATTTGCTTTCATACTCTTACCTTATCGCGCTGATCGTAAAACTTGCGCATTGCCCGGCGACCTTCTTTGTAGCCAGCATCCACTCCCATTGAGTAAAACACTACAACGGTGGCTAACCAGCCAACCATTAATAAAGCGATTTCATAGATTGTCATATTGCTCCCTGTTACCAGAATTTCTGGATTGGGATAAGCATGGCATCGCTATCTGACTTTACTTGGCACATTCTGATAACGAAACGGTAACGATTCGGTCTCGTCTACGGCATCATCGATGGTGCGCCGAATGTCTGGAAAGTCATCTAGACCTGCCATATCGCCTTCCATGCACCTGGAATGTTCCATCCTTTTCGATATAAATTAGGTCAACTTGGACATTCTTGCCATTCTCGGTAACGATGGCGAATGCCTGTTGCCAGTTAGGCGTAGAGACATATTTGGCGGCTTTTAGATCCATTGCATGTCCTACTTCAACTCCATGCAGAACACGCCTTAAAACCCCGTTAGAAGCCTCAGAAGAGGCACTTCTGCCCGCTCTGTGCGTATGTCCCATAATCACGCTCTGACCATGCCGTTTAGCCTGGTTAAGCGCTGATAAGCCAGGATTAGGGTTAAGGCTGCCAAGATCCCCATGAATGGCAATCCAGCCCTTAGCGATAGGCATTGGCGAAGTCCAGAACTTGACTCCCATTTCATCAAGTTTTAGAAACTTCTCAAATTTCAATTCAGGCAGGGATAGAAACGCTGGGATCTTCTTCATGATTACTTTGTAAAGTCGATCCGTATGATTACTACGCACGACATGGGCTTCTTTGGAATACTCAAATAGCGACCAGAGAACATCAACTGTTCGATCGCGATCCTCAGCTAAAGTCTGCTCGTACCAGCCCGGTGTATTTTCTGTCCATCGGCTGATCTGTGGCAAGTCGATTTCATCTCCGATAGTAAGAACAGCATCGGGCCGAAACGCTTTAATAAATAAACTGAGATTGCGTACAACATGTGAATCTTCGTAGGGACATTGCAAGTCTGGAATGACTACGGTTCGCTTCATTAATCCTCATCGTCATCATCGTCATCCCAAGTGTGTGGGATTAGGTCAGGTTTAGGAAGAATCCAGTCTGGATAAGCGGATGGTTCTACTATGACTGCAAGGGCAAGATCCGTATCAAATCCAGCCCTACGAAGTGCGCGATACATTTCCTGCAAACTAATCGCCCAAGCATCGAGAGCTGTATAAGTGTCTAGGTCTATGACCTTTTTGCGAGCCATAGGATAAGTGTTACTTACGCAACATCTCGATAATTGTATCGACACGCGCTTCTAGTCGATTAACTTGATCTTTGATCGATGAGCCGCTATTCGGCTTCAACTCCGCTAAATAATGTTTGATCATAAAGTTGAGCATGGCAGTAACACCACCCAGAACCGTCACGATCGCTACTGCAAGTGCAGCATAATCCTGCGCTGTCATTTTTTAGGCGTGGCATATCCGAAGAACCCGGCAACGATTGCACCGAGAATTGAACGATAATCTAAAGCGAAGTTAGATGTAGTTCCCCATACTGCTAGGAATGCGCCAATAGAGATTATTGCTGGGTGCTTCATATTCATTTGCTTGCTCCTAGTAGTGGGATTTGAAAGAACGAACCATCTTGATCGCCCTTGCTAGTGAAAGATATATGGCAATGATGGCGGTGCTTATTGATGCCTGTATAAGTTCTCCAACGCCACGCGCTTTTGGCGCTTGCAATCTTGCCATCGAAGATGATGTACGAGATGCGTTTATCAGACTTTGCCAAGAGACGAAGTTGATCCGCCACATCGGGCATGATGTCAGGCTTCGGCTTTCCTGATAGATCGCGGTCAATGTCAATGGCACGAACCCAGCCTTCGCCATCTGGATTATGGTCAGACTTACGAGCTGAGTGCCGACTATCACCGATCCAGCCATCCGAGGTGCGGTCACGATCGCTGAAACAATCATCAAATTGCTCGCGAAGTTGTTGACCTGCCTTGCATAACTTTGGTTTCATCCCAGTAGTAAAGCGGCTTCTTCTTCAGTAAGTCCAAGTCGCTCAAGAATGCCGGCCTTCGCAGCCTTCTTTTCTGCAATCGCTGATTCAATAGAAACGTATTCCACGTTGCCAATGATCTTAGAAAGTTCAGCAGCAGTAATAGAGATTTCGCTGTTGATACCAGTTAAAGCATCGTAATCATTTATTTTAGCCATTATTGCTCCTTATGAGTTAGCGTAAGCGTAAACGCGGATTGATCCAGTAAATGTCCCAGTTGTCGGGAATACTGTTAAGCCATCAAATTGGCTCGATGAATTATGAAGTCCACCAGTAAAAGATTGATAGACCGTTCCGTTGTAATTGTATCCATGAGATCCAGATTCGAAAGATGTAGTTACTGCACGCTGAGGGTTAAACATCGTTGTCGTAAAACCCATTGCGCTGCCAGTATTACTCAGATCGCCAATTTTCCAGGCGTTTGAATTGGACATCGAAACATTGCCAAAAGTTGTATTTCCAGCAGTTAGATCGTTGTAAAGGATATTTGAAAAGTAAGAAACGCTTGAATCGGTGCCGCTTGCTCTAAGTCTGACGTTGATATTTGCGCCTGTGCTAACGCTGTCGATATTAAACAGAACTAGATAATTTGTATAAGTTGATGTAAAAACATTGTTCAAAGATTGAGAAGAAGCAGCGCTGAATGATGCACCGCCGATAAAAGTCAATGCACCTGTCGAGCCTGCTGCCGCCCATGCAAGCCCAGTTGCCGTAGTTGAATCAGCAGTTAAAACCTGACCATTAGTGCCTACTGTCAAAGTTGCGGGAGTGCCGGCGGAAACCGCCGATATTAAAGCACCTTTGGCTGTTAACTGAGTGTTTTGGATGGCATTTGAATCATCTTGCGCAACCCATGAGAAGTCAAGATCCGATCCTGAAGCCTTAGCTAGTACCTGACCAGTTGTGCCGCCTTTAAGGTCGACCAATGCTGTATCTATGTCCTGACCAAGTGCAGCAATGGCAGTCGCGCCATCCTTTACTAGGTCGGTCGACTGTGGGATATCCCAGCCGAAGTTGGTTGTTGTTGTTGCCATTAGGC